CATACTTCCACGTCCCCGCAGTAATCTACTTCACGCCTGACTGAACCGGCTACTGATATTTGACTACAATAAGGTGTCAGGTACTTTATGAAGCGGTCTGCAACGTTTTTTGCAATTACCAATGGGATTTTATTTTCTATGGTGCTCATGGTTTATAAATTAAAAACCCTGTCTGTCTCCATATACGCATTATTTCTTCTACCTCTGGAAGTTTCCAATCTGTAACATCTATGGACTCAAATTCCTTTGGAATTACTGGCTTATTGTCCACGATAGCAGGTTTAGATGATATGGTTTTTTCTGCAATCATCTTTGGTGCCACAACTAATGTAGCAACACCAATACCAAGTTTCTTTAAGAATGATAGTCTGTTCATTTCAGTTCTGAATTTATTAGTTCTCTGCACTTTCTGTCAATTTCTTCTTGTAGTGACTTGGGCTGCATGGAAAGCCATTTATTATAGCGTTCTATCTCATCCCACGCCTCACGTATTTCCGGGTCTTTTAATGCCTTGTCAATATCTGATGTAGTGTATTCACTCATTTCTGCGGATTTAATGGTTCTGCATACTCTTTATTATATCGCCAAACACGATTTAAGGCACCATACTGCCCTTTTCTGCTTTCCGAGTAGTCACACTTGATGAGTTTGCCCTCTTTCGTAAGGTCGGTAATGCTTCTGCGCACAGATGTCAATAGCATTGATAATTTAACCTCGTCATTCATAAACGCCCATACTTCAATCGGTGTAAAGTTCATTGAGAATCGCTGTCTGAATACATCAAGGATAATGCCTTTCTGCTTTACTGCATTCTCTCTTGCCTCTGGAAGTTGTTCGTCTGGCAAAGGAACTGTATCGTGGAATATGAGTTCTAATTCTGTTCCCATTGGCTTGTCCTCCTATCCCTTAATTGCATTCAGCCCATTGAGAGTATTGAAATAACGTACCGGAAAACCTTCTTTGGCGTATTTACGACCTGCCAGTTCAAAGGTGACAATACACCATTCCCCTGCTTTCAAGTCGTTGAGTTGTGTGCCGCGATCATTTTTAAACTCAAATGCGACTTGGTTTGAGTATTGCCCTGTAAAAACTTCCATGATAAGACTTCTCTTTGTTAACTTCTCTGAGATGTATTCTGGAGGTAATATCTCAAGTATTTTACCTGCGATTTGAAAACTGTTTTCTTGTTTTTGATTTGCCATGATTTTAAGTTGTTATTTACGTAAAATGTTAATTGCTTCCTGAACCAATTTGATTGCCTTATTTAGTACTTCCTTTCCTTCTTCTGTTTTCATAACAGGACAAGAAGTATTTTCGAGTGCGCTGGCATAATTGAAGAGTTTTTCTTCATCTGATATTTCTGACAATCTTTCGCCCTCTTTTTTTATTTTTTCAGGAATAGAAAAATTCTCTATTTTTGACCTTGAAATATTACTAATAGGTGTTAATGGTAATTCTTTAATAAATTTCTGAACTATCTCATCCCATTTATCATCTGGATAAGTCTTTATTGCTTCCTCTGAAACAGAGAATCCATGTTTGACATATACCTTGCTATTAGGAAAACCTGTTTTCATTTCTGCGCCGACTGCGAATAACTGATTAACTCTATTGACAAATTTATTTTCATTTGCCTCGTCAATCTCTTTCTGTTGTTTGTTGAATCGTTTCTCTTTTAAAAGAAGTACTACCTTATCCCATTCAGCATCGTTAAATGACATGATGTGTTCGTCATCAAGTGCATCAGATTCGTAGAACTCCTCTAATCCTTTTAGGAGCTCTTTCCTTCCTGGAAGTTTCAGAAGTCTCTCTGCCCTGAGCTTTATTACCTCTTTTTCTGCATCAATGGAATCCTCTTGATTTTTGAGGTGTTGTTCTACTTCGGAAATTTTTGCAACGACTTCTTTCTCTTTGGCGAGCCATGCTTTCTGCTCTTTCACCGCATCTTCACGTCCGGCCTTGCATATCTTTTCTGCGAGTATCCTATGATCTCTGCACACGATTCTTGCATCATGCGCCTTCTTGTATCCCTCTTTATCCTCAATCCCATTGATTTTAAGAGGTAGGTAATCCGTTTTTAATTTAGCAATAACCGTCTCGGTGACATTCTGTTTTGCCAATTCTACTGTAATGATGTTTTCTGCCTTGTCTTTCATTGTCTGTATAATTTAGAAATTAATTGCTGCGTAATAAGCTATTAGCATGGCATCTGCGGTGTTGTTTGTGACTTTAAACTCTGGCATTATCCTCTGAAGTCTCTCCCTAAGTCTCCGCTTCCACTCTACCTTTGATTCCGTTTTCTCTTTTTTCATGCCGTAGTGTTTCATCCATGCCTGAGGTGTTACTTCTTGGAAAGGTATCTCCAATGCGAGTAATGCCATTTCTATATGACCTACATTCTTCATGAATACAGATACAGAGGTAACGCCCATATCAGGCATACCATGTACTTTTTCAAGGATGCAAAAACATTCATAATGAGTACTGAAATATTTGAGAATATCAAACCATTCTTTCGTTGTATGTTTGGCAAACTCGATTGTCTCAGTTCTTTCGATATTCCCTTTCTCATTCATAATAATTGCTGCAATACATCCACTACTACTTCCGGGATCAATCCCAATATAACATTTCATATTTTACTTTTTAATTTCTACTCCTATTATCCTCAATTGATCGGGACTGAAAAACTCTAATTGTCCAGTCTTTACGTTTTGACAAATCGCTACAGTATAACTCACACCTGCACCCTCGATTATGTTATAACACAACCCGAAATGAAGTAAGAAGTATTTATCTCTTACAGTTTTTGGTTCTTCCCCGCTATCATCCGTCCATGTAACTTCACAGAGGTCTCTCATGATATAACTATTTTGTATTCAATTGTAGGGTCTTCTGCAACCATCTTTAACTTCTCATATAGTGCATGGTCAATAAGTTTTTTCTCCAACATCCCATGCAGAAATTCTGTTCCGTGCATCATCCTGGTCAATCCTTCTTCTCTTCTGCCATGAGGAAAATTAAGCCATCTTGCATAACTGATGGTCCTATCAATCACTTCGACAATCACTTCTTTAAAATGGTCCCGTATTTGCTTATCAGTTATCTGTATTGTCTCCATTGGTTGCGTATCTGAAGTAATGTTTGTTTCTCATCCTCTTAAACTTGCCAGACAAGGTGTTGTATATTGTTTTTCTTGGTATTTCAAGTTTATTCGCTGCTTCTTCAATAGAATCAAAATCTCCCAACTTTTTATCATCACTTCCATAGTAATCAACCTTTCTTGCCGTTCCTTGCCTGTTTAAGTCGCATTGTTTTTTGTGATATTCCCATCCCGCGGTCCATACTCCCTCTAATATAAGTTGTGTCTGGCTACTATCCTCGTCCTTTATTATATGCTTGAACCTTAATTCACGTAATGCACTATTTACTATCTCATCCTGGTTCATTCCCAATCCAGATTCAATTTCTTAAATTCCTTCATTACCCGATCATCGGAAGGTTTCTCTTTAATTCTATTCGAGAATACTCTATTTTTAGAACCTTTTCTTTCATCCCACGATATAGTCCCTAACTTCCCGAAGTCAACCTGTTCTGCACCTACAAGAGTGAGTTGTTTTACAAAGACATTCTTTATGCCTGTGCGTTCATCGTCAATCACTCCCTTAACTGCATTTAACATCTTGTCTTTTTTTGCGAGATCATAGAGTTCCATATTTCCCTCAATAGTGTCCCTAGTTTTAAGAAATTTCTCATTCATAAATGCGGTATAGGCCTCTGATTGATCTGGTTCTGGTTCGTATTTCTGCACAAGTGCATCATATTTCTCAACCTCTGCCATGTTTCCTGCCTTCTCAGCCTCTCTCCTCTTTGCCTGTGCCTCTTTAGCCGGGAGAACAAGATTGTGCCAGAAACTCTTTGAAATGTCTATTATGCGTTGACATAACTTATCGTCTCTCATGTATTTTTCAACTCTGAAATCATTTCCATCTTGAAGTATTGCTATTTCCGCATAATCAGTTTCAAGGATGATCATATAAACATGGATTTGCAAGAGATAACTAATCGGGATTCCATCAGTCCACATTGAAGCGGACCAGTAACCCAGGGTTTTAATTTCGAGAACTGCTTCTGTAGTTAACGGTTGTGCTGTAATGAGATTAACTCCTCCTTTTTTATTTATTACCCGGTCAAGCGATGCAAACAACCATGGATAACTTGGATTCACCACAAATCCGTTCACATTACGACATTCACGGATAACTTTATTGTTCTTGTAGTTCTCAATCCATCCGGTCTCAGTGCCGTCATAAAATTTCCATAGATCAGCAATCTTATCCTCCATGTATCTTCCGAAGAACATTTTTGCATTGTCAATCTTCTGAGGTTCAATAGCTCCTATTTTCTCATAGAATACCCTCGTCACGGTATTGTACTTATTTAATCCAAGTACCGTAGCTATCTCGCTTCCTCCAATACCAGATTTACGATATTCAAACCATTCGTCTGTGTGTTGTGGTATTCTTGTTATTTGTAGATCACTTCTCATGGTTTTTTATTTAATTGATTAAGAAAATCTGCAATATCCGTAAGACATCCTGCGGAATAAACTGCTTGTATTAAAGGAAAATAACAATACTGTCTCCATGATCCGTGCCATTTTACTTCTCCAAGTATTGTAGTGGATTTTTTATTGCGACAAAGAAATTTATCTGTCTTTCCAGTACTTTCCTGTTTCTCGAATACGAGATACTGATAAATGAAGTTCATTTTATTTCAAGTTAAGTCCCTGTGGTGGCTTCATCCCCGGCAGATTCAATGGAAGTAATTCCTTGTAGAGTTCTCCCATGAGTTCGTTGAGTAAATCGGCTTGCATTGACATCATTTCGGTTTCCTGTTTCCCCTCGTTACTGATATTTTGGTACCACGAATCATAAACCTTTGACATCTTATTGACCAAATTCTCATGCTGTGTACATAACCTTAATCCCTCATCGTAAAAAGTCTGGTACCACAAGAGCCATGCCTTGTAAGAATCATACTGAGCCTGTGCGGTCTTTTTCTTTTCTTCACTCTCCCATTTGTAATTGGGGTCGTGCATGATTGTCTCTGCCTTGGCGACCTTCGCTATCTGTGTATCCAGAATTTTCTCTTTGAAACTCTGGAGTTTATTGGCAAAGGCATAATTATTAACGTTGCTCATCTCTATCTTTTTTTAGATTGTTCTCTCATGAAAATTACTTTGTGTTCATTAGTGAAATAATGATCTTCACCATCAATGACTATCACGCTCGCACTCTTCCGTGGGAATATGAGGTGCATCCCGATCTTTACTTCACTACAATTTGCCCCTGCATCAATTACTGTTCCCCATTCTGGAAGCATCTCTTCCGAGTTCTTAGGTATTACCAGATTACCACTTTCCGTGCGTTCTGGCAATTTGTCCGGCTTAATTAATACGGCAGTTCCGAGTACTTGCATTACTTCTTTCCTTTCTTCGTTCTTTCTGCG